GCCTTTGTCATGTAGATTAAGCATATCAAATATACCTTCCACTAATATAACAGACCCTAAGTTAGGTTTAACTACGGGAAACAATGGCATTTTTACTCCGGCAGGACTATTTAAATATTTGGGAGTTCCCATTGTGGTATGTCGTCCTACAAATGCTACTATTTTTAGTGTTCTATCGCGGATAGGGAACACAATTCTGTTTTGATACTCTTTTAAAGATTGCTGCTGAAACGCCTCAAACTTTCTATAGGTTTCTGGTTTTATATCTCTCCAGTTACCTACATACGGCATAGAATTTTTAGGAAAGGCTAATCCTATATTCTCTGCTCGTACTTCTTGTATTTTCTTCTTTAACATCTCTCTTCGAACCTGCATTTGATTCTGTCGTTCGCCGTAAAGAGTAAACAAATTGCCCTTATACTCACACGAAAAACAATTGAATATACCAGTTATCTGGTCTATTCTCATACTAGGGTTTTTGTCTGGGTGCGCAGGGTTTAAACAGCTTACTAGAAAGTCTCCACCTTTAGGTATGAAGGCAATTTCTTTACTTCTTAAAAGATCTTCTACGTTCATTAACAGTCCGAATCATAGTCTTGCCACTCGTCATATTCAGTGGGCTCATAATAGTTATCATACTCTTCGGAGAGGCTGCCCGTTTCTATGATTAGCTCATATTCTTCAAACTTACTTATCTCCTCCTCTGTAAAAAAGGAGTAGTATTTAGAAAGCCTAGCCATGCCAGTTTGCATCCACTCAAAGTCACCAACATCTACAGCGGCCTCTAAAACAATAAAGTGCTCTTCAATTTTACTTCTAGCATCGTCCTGTTTAATCATCGTCCTATGTCCTCTACTTCGCTTCTTGGTATAACCATGTAAGCTCCTTTATTATAGGCAGGAGCTACGGTAAACTTATGCTGTGTCTTATATGAAGTATCCTTTGCGGGCCTGTAAGGAGTCATCGGAGCGCTTGGGTACTTATTCACTTCGTCTATGCGACTATTAGTAAACAGTGGTTCTTTCATTTCTTTGAAAGGTCTCTTTGTTTTAGTTACTTTATTAACTTTACGTGTATTACGCTTTCTACCTGTATAGGTATAATTAATTGACCCTGATACTATCATGTGTTATCCTCGCTAATTAAGAGTATATTATACAAGAAAACAACTAAATAGTCAAGAGAAATTTTACCCGATGTTGTCATTAATTTCTTCTCCTGTTTTCTCTGAGGAGTCCTCCCGCTCTTTAGGTGTTAGTGTACTATCAGGACCTATCTTTAGGGTATCCCAATTCATGGTTGAAGTAAAGCTGTGCATTGGAGCTGATCTCATTTTTACACAATTAAAACTTATGCAGTTATCCTCCTCACTCCAGGCTTCTAAAGAGTATGCAGCATCTGCGGCATCCAGAATACCTTTAGCAAATCTTGCCTCTCCTGTAGCATCGGTTTGATATGGACTAAATACACACACCTCGTACTCTTGGGCCATAGATTTTAATGCTTTACTTACTTCTATTTGTTCAGTCCAATCATACTGGCCACCAAACCTACTAGGTATATTTGATCTTTTTACCTGGTTAATGTAGTCTACAATAATTACTGAAGGCTTAAGTATAGATACTTTTTTATCTAACTCTGCTCTTATCTTTCCTATAGTAAGTGAAGGGTCATATATTACGTCTACCTGTTGTTCAGGGGTAAGATCTCCAAGACTAAGTTTTTGGTGAAACCTGTCAAAATCTCGGTGTTCTCTATACTCATCCAAACGCTCCTGGCCTTTAGTAAATCGTGCAGCCCACCAAGAAGCTATCTTCTCCCATTCTGTGATACTTAAATTTTTGTTTTTAATTCTATTGGCAGGCACACCCGTTGAGATTGAACATATTCTTTGCAGAATTTCTCTACTACTCATCTCGATTGTAAAGTAGAGAGAAGACTTACCTGCTAAGTACGAAGCCGCTGCAACGTTGGCACAAGCAATAGATTTCCCCGCCCCTCGTCTACCACCAACAAGCACCAGGTCTCGGGGGGAAAACGAAATGCTTTGATCATAGTCTGAGTTGAGACCGAGGGGCAGGTACTTATCTAAATCGTCTTCAGAGTCGAACAGAGATATTCTTTGCATACTTTCGGATGGGACTTCTAAGTCTACCTTATCCTGAATATCTAGCACGATCTGATGTAGTGCTTGTACTGATTCTTCGGCTTCTGCAAATAAAACTGTACTATCAATATAAGTATCTAACGAGTTAAATATTTCTTTTTGTGTAAACTCATTTTTTAAATACTGCAATAAAGTAAAAGCATCTGCCTCTACTTCAAGAGATTGTATTGCTAGTACCTTTTCTTTTGTCTGAGCGTGCCGTAGTGAAAGGGTTAAGTCCTCAAAGGTAGGTAATCGGGAGTAGTTATCAAAATAATTATCAATATAGTCAAATACTTTATGGTACTCGGAAGGGAGGTACTCTTTTTTAACATACGACCAAGTTTCGAGGTCTGCCTCCTCAATCGTCTTTTTAATTAAAGCACTTGCTATATTCAACTATCGTTCCCCCGAACATTAAAGAAACAGCTACGAGAGACCCCGTAGCTGTTCTGGTTTTTACATAATATTATGTATATGCTATTAGCTAGCTGCGGCTTTTTGTGCCCGAGCTTCGCCATCATAGTCAGAGGCTGTGAGGCCACGACGAGTCAGCATAGTTTTTACTCCACGGGGAGTTTTGCCAATCGCCTCTGCAATCTCTTCTACAGTCATCTCGGCTAGGTTGCCAAGAGAGGCAAAAGGATCTGCAGTTGCTGCACCTTTGGTGTTCTGCTGGCGGGGGATAGCGTCAATGTCGCCTGAACGGAGCAAGCTAAGAGCTTTACCACGTACTGAGTTGATTTCTCGACCCAAGGCTTCTGCGATATCCTCTACGAAAGAGCCCTTGTTTACCATTGCGATAAACGTAGCTTCTTCGTCTGCACTGTACGTTCGTACAGGCTCTACTTTAGGCATAGCTGCAACATGAGAAGTCAATTCCATAGACAAGATTTTGCCTTGGATAGACTTAGCAGAGAACTTACCGCCTTCAAAATGCTCAGCAATTTGTGCGTAGTTATATTCACCGCTGTTTTCTGTTACAAAAGCACGCAAAGTTGCTTCTTGCTCATCTGAGAAAGACTTACCTGCGGCTACTGATGCCAATTCTACTTCGAATCCCATTTTACGCAATTTGCTAGAAACGGAACGAGGAGTTGTTTCAAGAGTAGAAGCTGCTTCTGCAACTGTACCTTGAGAAATAGGACTTTCGTCACCAACGAAAGCTGTTAATTGAGCGGTTCGCTCATCTGTCCACTTAGGAAGTGCCATTATATCTCCAATAATTCATAAATGTTTGTTGAAATTTTAATGCCAGAGTCTCTGGCTTGTTTAGTTTTACTGGACTCTACCGCACTTTCGTTTAATAGAATCGTTACTTGCTTAGTAAGGCTACTTTTTACCTCGTAACCTGCACTATTCAATGCTGTTGTTGCTTCAGCTTTGGTTCTGAAACTCTTCAGCTTACCACTGATACAAACAACACCCTTTTCTAGAGTTACTTTTTCTTGTTCAGAAAATTTGAAAGAAAAAGGCAGAAGGCCGTCATAGAAGCAGTAATACTCCGAGTCTAGCCAGTTACACAGGCTCTCTGTAGCTTTAGGGCCTAGCCCTGCAAGCGTACAAGCGTCTCTATTAATCTCGAACATAGTTGATACAATAGCAGACAGCTTTTTAGTTGCCGTATTCCCTATTAGGGGGATTCCAAAAGCAGGAAGGACTAAGTCAAGAGGGGCAGAACGAGAGTTCTGAATCTCTGCGTATAATTTAGAAGCTAGCTTTTCTGAGTCTAGGCGAACAGCGATATCCTCTTCTGTCATAGAGTAGATTTCATCAAAGTCTTGTATGTCTAGTTTTTTGATAGCTGCAGGGCCAAGTCCTTTTATTTTAAGGGCCTTAGCAAAGTGCTCTATCTTTTTTCCTGTTCTGGCATCACACATATTATTCCTACAATACAAAACATTATTAACCCATGTTAGAGGGCTAGAGCAACTAGGACAAGTTTTTGGGGCTTGTATAGTAGTCATAATGATAAGTATAGTATTCCTAAAAAGTGAAAGATTATTATAATATAAAAATTAGCTGAGTGTCAAGTAATATTTTTCTTCAGGTGACCTTATGGGTCTACCCGTCGTAAAATACGAGGTATAATTTCCCCGCTTCTTATTACTTCGACAGCACAGCCAATTTCTAAGTTTAGCTGGTGTATATACTCTATGTTATGCAGAGTAGCACGAGAAACTTTCGCATCTCCAATAAATACAGGTGTCAATATTCCTACAGGACTTACTGCACCTGATTTACCTACTTGCCAAACTACATCTTCTAAAGTTGTTACTACACCTTCTTTTTCTTGCTTAAGCGCGACTACACCTCGAGGGTGATGAGACGTAAAGCCTAAGCTATAGTATTTGCTTATGGATTCAACTCTACAAACTACACCATCCGTAGGGTAGTTTGTTTCATCGAAACATGTAACTACATCAAATCCTTGATGCTGTAGAAACTCCATAAGCTCAGTGTACTGCTCTATTTCAAGGATATGTCCTCTACTAGCCTGTGCATCGTATGCAACAAACTGTATTGGACGCTCAGCAAATTCTTCTAAACTTTTTAAGTTTAGAGCACCCGCTGCAGCATTTCGAGCGTTAGGAACACTCAGGGGGCATACTACTTCCCCTGTAATTTGTACTGTACCCTGATGGTCAATAGAAGCCGGAACGATAGTACTGAGTTTGTCAGTAATATCCCGTCCTAGATTACCATCTCCTCTAGTTAAGCCTAGAGCAAAATGCCCTTTGACATAAACTAGAGATACGGCAGCACCGTCTAATTTTGGAGTACAGACCCTGCCTTCGTTCCTCAACGAGGAGATTCGGGCATCAAGACAGCTAGTGTCTTTATAGATTTCTTTTTCTAGCGAAAACATTTTATAAAGGTGTGGAATGCCGTCAGTAACGACATGGCCTACTGAATTATAATTATATTTAGCCGCCAGAGAGTCAAACTCTGAGTCAGACAACAGTGGCACACCATTATAGTATGCGTCTGCTGCTTTTTCTAAAAAATCTTTCAAGTCTGTATTTCCCTAAATTGAACATATATTATACTGGAAAAAGTTAATAAAGTCAAGAATTTTTTACAGTTCCGTTATGAAATTATTTTGAATAAAGATCTACAAGTAAATCTTTAAAATGCTCCTCTATAACGTCTCTGGACTCTGCCAGGGACAAAATTTCGGTGAGCCCAATAAATAACTCTCGGGAATTGTCGAAGTCGATCGGCATTGTAACACCATTTCTGGTAGGTTTCCATTCTTCATGGAAATCCAGATAAAACTTTCGGACACTAATATACTCAACACCACGAAAAGTGCTAACAGTAAGTCGGACCTGTTCGTTTTTGACTTCATCTGTGTGTATTATTCTCTCGTAAATACTAGGCTCTTCGAATAATTCCATATCTAACCTCTCGAGTTTTTAAGTATCGAGGCTAGCGGAACAACACTGGTAATATTTTTCGGTTTCATCAGCCGAAAAGAATCAGTATCCCAACAAAACATTAATAATGTGTCGTCGTCTTCTTTAGCTCTATTTTTCTTGTCTTGGATATAGCCAGTGCTAAAATCTAAAGTACAAACATTATACTTTAATTTATTAGAGTTCTGGCTTCTATAGCTAATTACAGCATCGCCATACAGATCCATTAGTTGTGTGAGTTCTTCTTTTTTCACAGGTTGCTCCTATAAAGCAGGTTAGCAAAATCTTTTGCTGTACTGATATAGGAATAGAAGCTACCCGCTCCGAAGAGCGGGGCTTCATACTGCTTA